TTACCGCTCATGGGCACCTCTCTTTAAGCCATCTTAAATGACTCTGAGGTGTCTGTTAAACCCGTGGCGATTCAACTCGCCTCGTCAGCTCAGCCAAAATAATTTCTTTGGCACCATCCAAACCTTGAACATTTCGCTTATCGTAAATCAACTCAACGAACATAACAGTCTCCTAAATTTCAATGAGAGGAGGTTGTATTTTCACTGTAAGTATATACAGTGTCAAGGTGAGTGAAACGTTTTATAGGATGGTTTTTTTCGTCTGTCTGAACATAAATTACGGGTAGTTATTCCCCGGTTATTCCCCAATGTTTCCCCACAAGAAATTTACCAATAAAAAAACCAGCCATAAGAGGCTGGTTTTCAATGTGTTTTTGGTCGGCACGAGAGGATTTGAACCTCCGACCCCCGACACCCCATGATAGCTAATCGAGGTTATAATATTTTTTCAATGCAGAGGAGAGAAGCTCAGTAATTGCCGCCACGCCAATTCCTGCTGTGCCAGTCGCTGCTTTCGAAATCATGCCTGAAAACCACTGTCCAACTGCGGGACCATAATTTTTGCTACGAGGTGCAATTGGGCCATCAGAATTTATCGCCACTTCTAGATCGGTTAGATCTTCGTTTGAAACTCCTTCAGTTTCAAGGTGTCGCCTTAAAGCTGCAATGTCATTTTTTATAACATTGTTAGTGATGTTAAAAGAACTGCTATCACCCAAGTTAATAACAGTATGATCACCAAATATTGCACTTTCAAAAATGGATGCGGCATCTACATTCTTAAGTTTATCTATCATTGTATTTGCTCCTGGTATAGCGGATGCATATTCGGTTAATTCTAAAACAAAATCTAGAAGTCTCGATCTTACTTGCGTCAGAATGTTAGTAAAATTATGAAGTGCTATCTCTTTGTAACATCGCGTTATTTCATAATCCGTTACTACATTTTTGCAATATTTAAAATATGCGAAATCCAAAGGTATAGGCTGTTGAATACTATGATTATCACCAGCATTAACTACTAGCTGTTCAATTTGACTGATTGAAAGCCTTAAAGATGCAGTAGTTGCATCCTCATAATCTTCATCATCAAGATACGAAATCGGAAGCGGGTAAGCTGTATATAAGCGCACACCATTATTTGCGTCTGCCAGTATACGAGCAGGTACGGTGCGATAGTCAGGAAGAGGCATATTATCAGGATAACCATTGAGTTCATGGTTCACCCATGCGGCAAGCTCTTTTTTCCCGATAGCATACATCAACACTTTTGTTTTAAGGAGTGCGTTGGTGGTTCCCTCATCTCCTGAACTGAGTATCGTGATAATCTCTTCTAGTTGGTTCACAAGAATACTCCTCATAAAAAAAGCCCGCATCAGCGGGCTTCTTATCACTCTGGAGCCGCGGCTCCTTTGCGTATCCTTTTTTGTCCCCTCACCGTCTGGTCGGTGTCCTGCTGAGACTGCTAACTTCCTGTTATTGCAAGTGATGTCCTATCACTGTCCAATCATGATTGGTGGAGCTGGCGGGAGTTGAACCCGCGTCCGAAATTTCTACATTCTTACACGGGTCATTGAAAAACAATAAGTTATCAGATAAATCAATGGGTTGGTTGTCTATCGTTTACATGCGATAACAATGGTTAAAACCCTATGTGGACATTTTGTGGACCAGCATAAAAAATTGAATTGATATTACGTGGTTGATTTACTGAAAATTCCAAGCTTGAAAAATCCATAAGATTGTTACTTTTTGAAGTTGTGAAATTTTTAATAGAATAAATGACCGAATTATCTGGTAAAGGAATATTAAGTAAATCCGTTAGTTCAATGAAAATTTCAATGTGTGCACTAATAAATTTTTGAATGGATTTCTCATTCGTAAGCTTTGTTTTAACTGTAAATTCTTCATTGGTGGCATAGAAATCAGCTGACATACCATTTAATTTTATGTGTGTCTCCTTTCTTATCTTTTCTAAAATATTTTCAATGGAAATTACAGCGTATGCTATGTTGATTAATTTTGAGTTACCATCCCGGCAAATTGATAATTGATTGTTCAATTCATTCCAGTAATGAAATGATTTTGTCATAAAGTTTTCTGAGATGGTGAAGTCATTGTCTATAGCAGATGATTTTTGAAATAAAGCTTTATATAATTTAAATGGTTTTTCAAATGATAAGTCGAAAAAATAATCCCCGTGAGGTTGTTTTATTTTTATTTCCTTGAGGGATATGGCATTCAAATTATCAACTATAAACTTAATATGACTATAATAAATATCATTTTTGTTCTTTTTTTCTGTTTCTTCAATTTGTTTATTTGTTTGAATTGTTCTGTGGATGTTATTGACTATTACTCCCAATGGAAGGGAAAGAGAAAGGCATGCCAATGGAAGTTTGCTAATATTAAGGAAGTTATTAAATCCTTCAGATGAAATTAGTAAACCAGTACCTTTCCATGCAAATATACCAAACCACAGAAACGCAATGAGGGGGATACGTATCGCGCTCCAAAAAAGGCGTTGCTCGGTTAATGGTCGAGTGTTCATATTGAAAGCATTGTTTGCTTTTAGATATAAAAGCTCACCAATGATATACGCTACGAAAATAATTAGTGGATAACCATTTAAGATAATGTTGAAAAAATCATTAATCATTTTATGCTAATCCGTTAAATTTGATAAAGGGTTTTTAGTTATGGCATCTTCAAGATGAGTAGGCGTGAAGTGTGCGTATATCATTGTCATTTTTATATCTGAATGTCCCAATATTTCCTTTAAAACAAGTATATTTCCCCCGTTCATCATGAAATGGCTTGCAAAGGTATGGCGTAGCACATGTGTACACTGCCCTTCTGGAAGTTCTATACCTGCTTTTTCTATAACTCTTTCAAAGGTTTTTCTACATGGAGTAAACAAACGTCCGCGCTTTTTGGGGATTTCATCATAGAGTTCTTTAGAAATTGGAACTGAGCGAACCTTACCGCTTTTTGTATTTTTATAGGTTATCCTATAGGGCGTTAGTTGAGCACCTTCAAGATTCTCTGCCTCACTCCATCTTGCCCCAGTAGCAAGACAAATTTTTGAGATTGTCAAAACATTCGGACTTTTAGATTCTGCTAAATGTTCAAGAAGGGTTTTGATTTCATTTTCATAAAGAAAAGAAACCATCTTTTCGTCTACTTTAAAGGTTGGGATACCCGCCACCGGATTTGGAAGAGACCAGTGCCCTAATTTTTTCAAAGTACCAAAGACAGCGGATAAGTTACGTTGTTCATGGTTTACGGTTTGTGGCTGAATTGGCATGCAACGACCATTAACATCAGGGATTACTCCTTTCAGACGTCCTTCACGATAGGCACTAAAATCAGCAGCAGTTATGTGTGAAGCTATTGGATTACCCATGCCAGCACAAATACCCTTTAATTTAGACATCATTCGATCTGAATCAGATAGAGTTCGCCCATATAAAGCATGCCATTGCGCTATAAGGTCTGACAACCTTCTTGTATCCTCCTTTTCCCCTAGCCATGGCTTATCTTCAAGTTCATTAGAAATGAATTTTTCATAAGATAAGGCTTCACCCTTCGTTGCAAATTTTTTGCGTATACGTTTCCCTTTTACACCGTTCGGGCGCAAATCGCAGATCCATTCTCCTTCCTTAGTTTTTCTTACTGTCATTATTCATTAACCAAATATGTTGCAACCACTTTACCGACTAGCGTTACATCAGAAATATTGCAATCTACAGGATATTTTCCCCAATCAATTCGAAGCTTGTTACCTGGAAGCAGTGTTAATTCTTTAATACTTTTCGTACCTGAATACTCAATCAAATACTTACCATCAGTTGCTTGGTGAGAATAGATGTCTACAAAGTAGGTTACATTATCATCTTTGATTATTTGTAGTTCTCCGGAGTAGTTCGGCAGCAGAGCTTTGTCGTAGATGAAGGATGCCTGTCGCATTAACTCATTGTTCGAAATTTTGTAGGCAGGGATTCTTAGGGTATCGCTGGCGAGATGATCAAATGTAGCTCCCTCCCCAGTAGTTAACCAATAGATTGATGCTCCGGTTTCTAAAGCACATCTCAACACAAGGTCTGCTGGGAAGTTGTCCCGCATGATTCTTGTACCCAAAGCACTTGGGGACATTTCCAAGTATTGAGCCAATTGAAGCCTGGAAGTGAAACCGTACACCTCGCAGATCCTTGCAACAGCCTCTCTAGCGCCTGTTTTGATATTATATTTTTGCATCTTTGTAGTTCTTAATGGTTGACAAACTACAAACGGCTACATAGGATTCATGGTGTTCGTTTGTAGTTCGTATCTGTGAATGATAGTAGTTCATTGTTAACCACTGCCACCATCTGCAAATGGTGGTTACTTCAAAGTGAGATTTTGCCTTATGAAAACTACCTCCGCAACCTATACAGAGAACCGCTGGATACCTATCAAAACTTTCAGTGAGCGCGTTGGTATCAAATTACGTACTGCACGTTACTGGGTTCATTCGGGAAAAGTAAAAATCAAGCCGAAGGAAAAACCAAAAGAACACGTATATGTAGATTGGTACGCATGGAATGCAGACCGTTAGTAGTTCGTATTGTCCATTCATCATGATCATTCTGTATATGGAATGGGGTAGGAACAATGTTTGATTACCAAACTTCTAAACATGCTCACTTTGATATGGCTTGCCGAGCGTTTGCGTTGTCGCACAATCTGGAAGATGTGGCCGCTGCCGTTGGTATGCGTCCGCAGATCCTGCGCAATAAGTTGAATCCGGTTCAACCGCATCGCCTGACCTGTGACGAGCTACTGGCTATTACCGATTACACCGAAGATGCGCGTTTACTGGATGGGATGCTGGGGCAGATTAACTGCCTTCCGTCCGTTCCGGTCAATAATGCCACTGAAGCGAACATGCAGTTTTGCGCATTAAGCGCCACCGCAAACGTGGGTGCGATCGCTGGGGAAGCCGTTTCAACTGAGCACATGACCGCCGCGCGCCGCACACAAATCCTTGATCGTGCCCGTGATGCCATCCGTTCCCTTTCCGTTCTGGCTTATACCGTTGAAAGCCGCCTCCAGTCTGCGCCGGTTCTTGCTGCTGCCGTCGATATCGTGACTACCAGCGCCAGCAGCATGATGTGAGGGATAACCATGAAAGCGTTCGTTACCTACCTGAAAAAAGAATCTCCGGCCATGCAGCTTGCCAGCGGGTCAACTGGTTGGCTTGAACTGCCAAATGGCCAACGCTGGAACCCCGGCCACCAGTACAAATTCAATGCCCGTTCGTCTCGTCGTCCATGGTGGTTTCGTTTGTTCGGGATTATCAGGGGGCGTTATGGCCATTAGTGAAAAGCAGCAGGAAATTGGTCTGAAGTGGCTGGGCAATATCCGCCGTAAGTACTGGAGTGAGAAAAGCGAAGCCGCTGAATGGTGGGACAAATTAACACCAAAATGGCGCGGGGTTGTTTTACACGCGGCCGCAGTTGCTTCCGGAATGGATGTTTTCAAAGCCCATCTGTGCAAATGCTGCTGGTCTGAGTTATTTGAACGCCTGGACTACCGGGCAATGATTCAGCTGCGCCAGGGCATATCCAGGGCGCGTCTGACGTTTGAAGGGTTCGGGAGTCTGAGCGACAGCGATTTTTCAAAACGCAGCGCCAACCGCCAGGTGAAAAAGGCACATCCGATCCACAGCAGTAATGGCGTGCAGATGATTATCGCGCCTCATATCGTCCACAAGATGCAACAGCAGGAGAATCATTAATGTCCATTATCTCTGTAAACGCCAAAGAACTGGGACAGGAGCTGGCTGCGTGGGGTGTTCCACACAATTACGCCATTCTCTTTCTGGAGAAAAGCACCGTTAAAAATGGCCGTGTGGCCTTACATCCGTTTTTCTTTAACGACACTGAGCACATGACAAACAAAAGGCACTGGCTGGCCGTAAATGTTGCGTACTGGTGCTGTGTCTATCGTGAAGCGGAAAGCCATTTCCAGCAGGTTGAAGCGCTGGCCAGTATTCGTTCCATGTATTACATCGCCGGGTCATTGGGCGCAGGGGAAGTCAAAGCGCTGATCCAGGAGTGGTGGCGCAATACATACGCGCTTCACCAGATACCCGCGCCGAGCTACTCAGCCGCGCCCGTTACCGTCTCTTTCCACTAATTAACTACCTGAATTTTTTGGCCATCCCTGCGGTGGCCGGGGATTCTTTTGCCCTGAGGAAACCAAAATGCAAACAACACGCATGTTTTTACCCGTCAGCCAATCCGGTACTGACCTGCTGGCAATGCTGGCAAAAGCTACTGAGGAAGGTAAAGCGGCCTCCGCCGATCTGTGTTCTGCCCGTCTGGATAAGCTGGCCGCGTATGCCGCGAACGAAGGTTTAAGCGCTGCCGAAATCGTAGAGCTAATCCGTGAAGAAGCTGCGGCCATTTGCAGTAAAGGCGGTGCAGCATGGCAGTAAAAACGCCTCTTAAATGGGTGGGCAGCAAAGTCCGCCTCATGCCGCAGCTGCGTGACCACTTGCCGGAAGGTAAGCGCCTGGTTGAACCGTTCGCGGGTTCCTGCGCCGTCATGATGAATACGGACTATGACGAATACCTGATCGCTGACCTGAACCCGGATTTAGTCAATCTGTATAAGGCGATGGCCTACCATACCGACGCGTTTCTTGTGGAGCTTGAAACCCTGTTTTCTGCCGGGGCGTTGGGTGAACAGGAGAGCCGCGCTATTTTTTACTATGCCGTCCGGGACGCGTTCAATTTGTCCGGAAAGGGGCTTGGGGCGGAAAGTGTTGAAGCCGCTGCCCGTTTCATGTACCTGAACCGCCACGGCTTTAATGGGCTTTGCCGTTACAATCGCCGTGGCCAGTTCAATGTCCCGTTCGGGAAGTACAAAAAAAATTATTTTCCGCTTAAAGAAGTCCGTGCGTTTGCTGAAAAGGCAAAGCGTGCAACGTTCATCACCGCGCATTACTCCGAAACGCTTGCGCTGGTTCGTGCCGGGGATGTGGTCTATTGCGATCCGCCATACCTGACGGAATCAGGAAATTTCACCTCATACACTGAAAGCGGTTTTTCACATCTTGATCAGGGGCGGCTGGCCAGAAAGCTGCGCCGTCTTGCTGAAAAGGGCGTGAGTGTTGTTGCTTCAAACAGCGATCTGGAAATGGTGCATTACCTTTACGCCGGGTTTGAGGCGATGAAGGTCAAAGCGCCCCGCAGTGTAGGTGCCGCAGCTGCGAGCCAGAAATCTGCCGCAGAGCTGATCCTGAAATCACCAGTTTCAACAGCTTCCAGCGCTGGAGTGATGGCGAAATGATGACTGAACCCATGACCGGGCTGTATGCGCTGACTGTATTTGCGGCTTTTATCTTTTTTTCCATTCAGGAGCAGGCTGACGCTCAAGACTCTGACGAAGAGGATTTTGTTTTAGTATTTTTCGCTGCGTTATTTTGGCCAGTTGTGGTTGCCGTAGCTGCACTTGGTTTCATTGTCGGTTTATGGAAATTGTGGGTTAGCCGTGGCTGAAATATCTGCTATTGGCCAGCATCACGCCGTCGATGCCTTGCGGCGTGATACCTTTGCGCCAGGAACCCCAGCGAACGCGACAATTACAGAGCGCCGTTTGTGGGCTGTTAACCCACAGGATTACGAATGGCGTTCACAGTTCCTTCATGAGATACCCGACTGGTTAGCCGGGTATTTTGGCAACCGTTACGAAAAGCTGTTTGCTGGCCGTGATGGCCGCCGCCGTGCCAATACATTCTTGCGCAAAACAATCGGTGAGAATGTATTGCCACGTCTGCGGAAAGTGGCTGCGCGTTACCAGCTGGCCGCTGATGTAAGCGATCTCCCTTTCAGCAAATCATTGCAGCGCTTGCCGTCACTTGACCGTACCGATCTCAAAAAGCTGTCAGGCCAGGTCTCTGGCTGGATAGCTCAGATGTTTTATGACTTCACCGACACGCTGAAGGGTAAACCCAAAGACGAAAGGGAAATGCGCCAGCGCACGCTGGAGGCTTACCGCAAACTCTGTTCGCTTTCCCTCATGCTGAACAATCAGCCGCCGTACTGGGCAGAGCACGAAGCCAATGATGGCCACCTGGAAACCCGAAAGGCGGAGTCCGGGATTTTGCGTCTCATGGCACCGGAATGGTGGTATCAGCGCCTGAAGCGTGCCCGTGACCTGCAACGTGAACATCTGGCCATTGCCGTTGGCCAGGTGCAGAAATCTGCCAGCGCCTACGTATCACGTAAAACCCTGGGCGAATGGATAGACCAGAAGAAACGAAATCTGGAGTTCTTCAAAAAGTTTGATCTGATGGACGAAGAGGGCAACCGCATTGCGCTGGACAGCATGGTACACCGCAGCGTTGCTAACCCGGCCATTCGTCGCTGTGAACTGATGGTGCGTATGCGCGGGTTTGAAGATATCGCCAATGAACAGGGGCTGGCTGGCGAGTTTTACACAATCACTGCGCCTTCACGTTATCACGCCGTACACAGCAAAGGCGGCTTTGTGTCTCAGTGGAACGGATTAAGCCCACGGGACACGCAGCGCTATTTATGCAACGTCTGGGCAAAAGCACGCGCGGCGATCTCCCGTGCCGGTATTCATGTTTTTGGTTTTCGCGTGGTGGAACCACACCACGACGGGACACCGCACTGGCATATGCTGCTGTTTATGCGACCGCATGACGTTGAGGCGGTGCGCGATATTCTTTGCTATCACGCCAGGATTGCCGATTCAGAAGAGCTACAGACACCCAACGCGCTTAAGGCGCGTTTTCACGTTGAGCCTATCGATCCCGCTAAAGGGTCGGCAACAGGCTATATCGCTAAGTACATCTCAAAAAATATCGACGGCTTTGCGCTCGATGGCGAGCAGGATGAAGAAACCGGGGAAAACCTGCGCGATATGGCCAAATCCGTATCGGCCTGGGCATCCCGCTGGCGGATACGCCAGTTTCAGCAAATTGGTGGTGCGCCTGTGACTGTATGGCGTGAGTTGCGCCGCCTGGGCGATCAGCGCCTGACTGATAATCGAATGGATGCAGTGCTGGCGGCGGCTGATGTAGGGGACTGGGCGGCATATACCCAGTTGCAGGGAGGCGCACTGGTTGCGCGTCGTGATCTGGTTGTTCGTCTGGCGTATGAAGTAACAGAGCAGGGTAATGAGTACGCAGAAAATGTTCAGCGTGTGCAGGGCATCTATTCGCCTTTGATCCCGGATTCTGAAGTTTGCACCCGTCTGGTTAAGTGGCAGAAGGTTGCGAAGTTGGCCGAAGCGCCAGCGGAGGCGGGTTTTTCTGGCGGCAGCGCCGCCCCTTGGAGTTCTGTCAATAACTGTACGGAGGGAGGGACCCGGAGACGG